CCCTCGGCCTGTAACGTGCGCTGGGCCGGTTACCAGCTCAGGGCCATATTCGCCGACGATCCCGGTTCGGTTATACGGGATATAGCCTCCGGTGTCATACATCGTGGTGCCGCTACCGCTGCTGGACTTGCCACCGCTGGCAACTTCACCAATGGCCAGAGCAGCCACCAAACCGGCGTTGGCATAACCGGTGGCGCGGATGAAGGTAGCCAGAGGGATACCAACAACCATCGGGTTACCCGACAGCGCCATGGCCTGCGCAGCGGCCAGCTCGGTGTACATGATGATCTGGGCGATCGCGATCGCCTTCTGTGCGATGAACGCGGCCTTCTGGCCGGCTGTGGCATCCTCTGCCGCGCTGGCGAACGTGCCGAGGATGTTGGACAGCGAGCCCATGGCCGACATCATCGCCATGGTCGCCATCTGCTCGGTGTACTTGGCCTGGCTTGCTGCTACAGCCGCCTGCTGCTCACCCGCGGTACGCTCGATAGCCGACTTCTGATCCTGATAGGTCTGCTCGATGCGCAACATCTCAGTGGAGTGAGCCTCGGCCGCCAGCTTCTTGGCGTTGAGCTGCTCCATCTGCATGTCGCGTTCGCGCTGGTTGGCAGCCTGCTGAATTTCAAGGCTGGTCTCCAGCTCTTTCTGGCGCTTGTCGAACTCACCCAGACCCTTGGCCCGCTCAACCTCAGTGGATACCCAGTCGGTAAACGGCGAGCTTGAGGCATCACCAACCTGCAGGTTCGCTTCAGGCAGCCCAGAAGTGGCCTGATCCAGCTGTTTACTGCGGATCTGGCCGTAGATCCGGTTGAATTCTTCAAGGCTGACCTTGCCGTCATTCAGGCCTTTTTGCAGGACAGCCAGATCGTTGGCAGCGGCGCCGAATGGCGAGTTGGCGTAGGAGTCTCGCAGTTTCTCCAGCGCCGTCGCCTCTTTGTCCAGCGCGAGGATGGCCTTGTAGTGAGTCAGGTTCAGCTCGCCAAGTGCCTTGTTCTCCTGATCCATGGTGATGGTGCCGGCCGCGCGCAGCCGCTGCATGGCTTCGGTGCCCTTCTGCAGTTCAAGCTGGGCATAGCTGGCCTCATCGAATTTTTTGGCCAGCGCGGTGTAGGTGCGCAGGTCTTCGGAAGCTTGGCGGTCATCCTTGCGGCCAGCCTTGTCGCTGGCTTTGGTGCTCTTCGATTCCAGCCCTTTGATCTGCCCAAGAACCTTGGCCTGATCCTTGTACAGCTCCGTGACGGCTTTGACGTCCATGGCCTTGCCGTCGCCGGGGTTCTCCGCCGCTTTGATCTTCGCGGCGATGTCCGCAGCCTGCTTCTGGTACGCCGCCATGTTCTCCGTATCGCTGCGGGTTACCGCGGCCGCTGCTTGGCGCGCCTCGACGAGTTTGTTTTCTTCGTCGGTGACCTTCTCCTGGATTTTGGCTCGGTCGGCTTCCAGTTTGGCGATGGTTCTTACCGACACCTCAGCAAGCTGCAGACCAGGGCGCATGTCCGTATTGCCTGCGGCGATCGCATCCTTGTCCTGCTGAATGAGCTTGGCCTGCGCAGCCTTGGCCTCGGTGATCTTGTTCTCGACGTCGAGCAACTGTTGGGCATTCGAGGTGACGTCTTTGTAGACCTTGGCGTCGGCCGCTTTTTTGGCGTCATCTTCCAGGCTGCTGATCGTCTCGGAGAATGGGCGGACGTTGCTCTGGGTGCGCAGCAGCTGGCCGGTGCCGAGTTCGACCTGCCGTTGTGCCAGCGCTTTTTCCTGCGTCAGCCTGCCGACGTTTTGCGCCAGCGCGAGGTTGCTGAACCCGATGCCGCTGCGGCTCTGGCTCTGCTCGAGTTTCGCCTGAGCGAGGGTCAGATCATTGGTCAGGCCGATCAGTTTCTCGATCCGCCGCGCTTGGTAATCAGCCTCGGTCGAGTAGTCGTTTGTGGTGGTGCCGAGCTTGGACAGCGACTCTTCGGAATCTTTGACCTTTTGGTCGTAGGTGCCTACCAGGCCGCGCAGACTTTCAAGACGCTTTTCAAGAGGCGCTAGGTTCTCCTCGGAGACGCCAGCACCGCGCGCGTTGTTGATCAGGTTGACCTGCTTGGCGATCTGCGAGGAAAGGTCAGTAGACCCCTGCTTATCAGCCTTGATCTGCTCTTTCAGGGCCGCACGCTGGCGCGCCAGCCCAGTCTCTTCAATCGACTGTTTCAGCTTGTCATAGCTGCTCTTGACGTCGTCCACCGAATCCCGGTGCTTCAACACTTCGTCATCTGTGTTGGTGCTGAACACCTCCCAGATCGCAGAGCCGATGCCGTAGATCAGGCCTACCCAGCCCAGCGCGCGCATCACCAAGCCTGCAGCGGCGGCGAACCGAGCCAACCCTGCTGCTGCTGTAGCCGAGGCCGCAGTCACTCCCCCCATTATGCCGACCGAGCGGCCGATCGTGGCGTTGAGCATCTCGGTGTTGGTGCGCGCCACGCTCGTGGCCATGCCCATGATCTGGTAATTCGCCGAGGTGCTTTTTAGGCGATCCGAGACCAGCGTCAGCCGTTCTGCCGCACCCTTGGCGTCAGCAGAGAAAGCCGCGAAGACACTGCCGCTGGCAAACTTGTAGGCCACGATGCCAGCTACGACACGGGCAAACGCTTCAGCCGTGGTTTGCGCCTGCACCAACAGACGATCCAGGCCGGTGATGTCGGTTCCTTCCTTGTACGGCTCCATCATGTCCAGCACGTACTTGGACATCTGCGCGGTAGCCAGGCGCAGCTTCCCATCCAGAGAGCTGAACGCCTGCAGCTGGACTTCCTCAAGGCTGGACAGCATCTCTTTCCAGTCGAACTTGAGGTTGTCCGAGATGATCTTTTCCATCCGGTCGCCGGCGCCGGCCACGTTCTGGTTCTGCTCGGCAAACTGGTTGTACTGGCTCGCGTTGTCCACCAGACCAGTTACCGCGGAGGAAGCGTACACGCCAACCAGGTTGGTGATCGCAGCCAGCCGCTCAGGCCCGGGCAGATCTTTGAAGGCGTTGCTCATCTGATTGATGATGTTGGTCAGCGAGCGGGTGTTGCCCTCCGCGTCGAGGATGTCGAGGCCGTATTTCTGGATGACCTCGGCACCCTTCTTGGTAGGGTTCAGCAAGCTGGTGAACATGCGGCGCAGCGCCGAGCCGGAGCGCGAACCCTTGATGCCCGAGTTCGCCATCGTCTCGATGGCCGCCGTGGTGTCCTGAATAGAGAAGCCTGCGGTCTTCGCCGCCGGGCCTGCGTAGCTCAGCGAGTTGGCCAGCTGCTCGATGTCGGCGTTGGAGTTGTTGACCGCGGTCGCCATCAGGTCGACAACGCTCTGCAGCTCCTTGGCCTGCATGCCGAAGGTCATGAGGACGTTGGTCGAGATATCGGCCGAACGCGCCATCGACACGTTCGCAAGGTTGGCCAGCTGCAGGGAAGGCTTGAGTGCAACCAGTGCCTGGTTGGCGGAAAGGCCCGCCATACCCAGTTGCTGGAGACCATCGCCAACTTCAGAGGCGGTGAACACGGTGGTCTGGCCCAGTGCCCTGACCTGCATCTCCAGCGCCTTGGACTGCATCGCCGCGTTGGTCAGCCAGGTAGCGCTGCTGTCACCCGTGGACATCACCGCGCGGGTGCGGGCCATGGTCGCGTAGAACTCGGCGCCGGTAACCACTGTGTCGCGCATCGCCGCGGCAATCCCGTAGGTCGCAGTGGCGGCAATGACGGTGGCGCTGGTGTACATCCCTACACTGGCGTGCAGCCCGGTGAGGCCGGCGCGCAGCATCGCCGCCGACTGGCTGCCGAGTTCCTGAGACAAGTTGACCCGCGACTGCGCAGCGCCAAAGCCCAGCAGGCTGGTGGTGGACATGCCGAGAAGCTTGTTGTGGCGTTCCTGCTCCGAGATCTGGGTCTTGAGCGCAGCCACTCGCGCGCCGTGCGCCGTAGAAGACAGCTGCGCCTGCGCCTGCAGTCTGACCAGCTGAGCCTCTTCGCGCTTCAGCGCCGCTGTCATCTCATCGACGACTTTCTTCTCGGTCGTGGCTTCAGTGATCGCGCGTTTGCGCGCCGAGATCTGCGCCTGAACTTTGGCGATCTCTTCCTGCCGACCGCCACTCAGGCTGCTCAGTGTCTGCTGCAGCTTCTTGAGCTGCAGATCCTCACGCGCGACCTCGGTGATCTCGGCCTTTCTGGCGGCGATCAGCTGCTGGACTTTGGTGATCTCTTCCTGCTGGCCGCCGGTGAGCCCGGCAAGCGTCTTCTGCAGCTGGCGCAGCTGGGTATCTAGCTTGAACTCTTCGGTGATCTGGCTTCGCCGGTGGGCGATGTACGCCTCGGTCATGACGTTGGCTTTGCCCTGCTCACTCGACATGCTGGCGAGGGTCAGCACCAGCTTGTCACCGGTGACGCGCAGGCGCTGATCTACGGTGGCCAGATTCTGCTTGTGGGCAAGGTTCACCTTGAGGTTGGCGTTGGTCTTGCCGACCTCACTATCCGTCGCTGCGATCGCAGCACGCAGGTAGCCGTTCTCCGCCGTCAGCTTGTTGGTCAGCTGCAGGGTTTTCTGTTGCCAGGCGGTGTAGGTGTTTTTGGTGGCGGTGTCGTTGAGCAGCCTGCCCAGCTCCGCCAGCTCTCCGTTGTAGGCCTTGGCCTGCACGGTGGCTTTGAGGTTGTTCGCGGCCAGCCCGGACATCATCAGGTTGACGTTGTCGCGAACCACCTGCATGGTTTTGCCAAGCTTCTCGGCGTCGGCCCCGGCGTCCACCAGGATCTTCTCGAGCTTGTCGTACTCGGCATTCATCGTCGACAACAGCTTGGTCGATGCTGAAGTGGACTTCCCGGACTTGGCTTCGAGGTTGTCGAGAGCCTTGCCCATGTTCGCCAGACGTAGCTGAAACTGTGCCAGCTGGCTCAGCGATTCCGAGAAGTCCACTTCAAACTGAGCCATTTATTTCTTCCTTGAGCGGGGCTTCGGCTTCGTTTCTTCCAAGGCTTTTCGTTGGGCCTCGGACTTGGTGAACTGATCATACAGGATGGCGTTGTCTGTTTCCTCCATTGTCAAGTAAAACAGATCCATCTGTGATGGGTGCAGCCTCAATACACGCTCGGCGAAGTCGGCCATTTCCTGATAATTCAGCGGCTGCATTCCGTGCTCGCCAAACTGCCGCCTGCGGTGCAGGCGGAAGAAGGACTCTGGCAGCCACCGGTGCATGGGGAGGGGTTCCTTGTATTCAGCGAGCTTCGGGTGTGGCTTACCGAATCGCTTTTCCAGCGCCTTGAACGCGCGGATACCCTTCTCCCCGTACTGAATCAGGAAACGGCAGAATCCTTTACTGTCGATGCCACTTCATGATTGGTGGCAGCCAGGTAGTAGTAGTGGTTGTTGCTGTAGTTTTCCAGCCAGGCAGCCAGCTCGGCATACATGGGGTTCAGCAGCAGCTTCACGCCTATCTCTGGGGTGTACTTGATCTCGCCGCTACCCTTCTCACCGACGTTGCGCCAGTCGAGGAGGACGTGCTCGCAGAACGCGATGGTGTAGATCTCCTGCAGCTTGGCCACCGCTTCAGGGGTCGCCAGACCTTTTTCATCTTTGGTTTCGATGACGTCTTTGTTCGAGGTGAACAGCTCGCCGAGCCGTGCCTGGTGCCCAGGGCCTTTTCGAGCGAGCAGGAATTCGCCGCCCAGGTAATTGGCCCAGACGCCGCCGGAAGCCAGTTTTGGGTCAACTGCGATAGAAGAGAGAATGAGCATTTGGGTCGTCCTTGGAGGAATGTTCGGTAACTAGCGGCGTTACTCTATCAAGAGCAACGCCGCAAGTCACGACCCAAGGTCTTACGGGGTAGGGACGTAGCTGATTGCCAGAACGCAAGGAACATCGACGTTGGTGCCGATGGTGACTTTGCCGGCTTCAGCCACCAGAGTCATCGAAGACTTGTAGTCCGCGTTCTCGCCTTCGGCGTTGTTGGTCGGCGCCTGTGCCATCAGATTCGGCATCTGGATGGTGAAGGTGCCTTCAGCCGTGGACACGGTGGCTTTCAGGCTTACCCGCTTGTTGGTCATGTGCGTATCAAGCACGGTCTGGTCGAAATAGTAGATCTCGCCAGAGAACTGCACGTTGACCTTGCCCACGCCGATACCGGCAGCGAACTCGTGGCCCAACCCCGACTGCTCGCGGACGTTGTTCTGGATCTGCAGCGAAGCATCGCTCCAGGTCACTTCCAGAAGATCGTCATCCGCGTTGCGGATCTCGATGTTGGCCAGGTTGTTCGAACTGTCGGCGATCTCGTAGTTGGCCGGCACTGCTTTGGCGTTGGCCACGGAACCGCCAAGACCGTCTACACCTGCGATCGCATTACCGTAATCGGCGTTGGCCGACATGGTGTTGCATTCCATGGTGATCAGCTCGCCGTCGCCGAACTGCAGGGTCGCGTCGTTGATCAGCGTACCGAAGTACCACTCGTGATCCAGACGGTCAGTCGATGCGGTGCCTTGGCGGACAGTCTTCTCGACCACCATGTACTGCTTCAGCTCACCGTCGGTGATGAACTTGCCCTGCAACGGGTCGGTGTTGTCGACGTCCTTCCAGGTGTTCATCATCGCGACCTGCAGCAGGTCGAGAATCCAGTTGGTCGCGCCGAATTCCACGGTGATCGCACCGTTGGCGCTGCCCTTGGTATTTTTCGAGCCGGAGGTACGGCGGTCGCCGCGAATCGCAGTCGAGCTTTTCGGCTCTTTCTGCATCGCGAAACCTTCGGTGGTGAATGGGAGCAGCTTCATCGGTACGCGGGTAGCGCCGACGAAGTCAGATTTGCTGTCCAAGTTGCTGAGGGCATACGCCACCGACACCGAGGAACTATCGTTGAAACTGCGAACTTGTGGCATAGCCGTCAACTCCTTTGGACGTAAATTTCGAACTCAATGTTGATCACCCCACCATAGGCGGTGAATCCATGCAACGGCACCGGATCGGTAGGGGTAAACGTTCGGAATCTGATTCCGTTGACCGTCTTGTCCTGAAACCAATCGGCTACAGCCTCCACCATGCGCCCGTACTTTACCTTGTCCCGAGGGGATTTGGTAAAAAGCGAGACATCAAGGCTGCCTGTCACCCTTCGTGGAGCCACCTGAGAGGGGCCAGCTCGCCGTGTGCGGCTGACGTCCAGCTCAAATAGCCAGAAGTCTTCGTTCTGCTCCAGCAGGACTCCTGCGTCGTTTACGCTGACGTCCAACCCTTCAACAAAGTCGTAGCCAAAGAGCATCTCCGGAGTGACCTTGGTGAGGATGTAGTCACGCACCCGGACGTCCAGGTCGGACAGCGAACTCAGCATAAAATCGCTCATCGGTAGCTCTTCCTTACCTGGCCTGCAGCCATCCTGTTTTCGAAGATCCTTCGCACCTCTTCGACAGCGGCGCGGCCGGCATCTTCGATGTTGGCATTGTGGCCGTACTCACTGCCCGGGTCGATCGCGTTGAAGAAGTAGAACACGGTCTCCGGACTGCGGCCCGCCACCAGTTTCTCTACAACTTCTCTCAGCTCCTTGTCCCGGACAAAGCGCTCGGCCAGCTTTGCGTTCTTCCCCGCATCCCTCCTTCGACCTACCGGTGGTACACCGGGCCGGGTCGATGTCTCACGCAGATCTCGCAGCTGGCCATAGCGCCGTGATGCGGGACGACTCCGCCCTTTTGCAGCCACTTGCCAGTGCACTGCGGCGTTCGACGAGTCGTGCTTTGTCACCTGCAGTGCCATCACCAACCCTGCCATCACTGCCTGGCGTATAGCCCGGCTGAACAGCGCACCGAGATCAACGCTGAGTTCGTTCGCCTGCTTGGCGAACTTGCCCATTACAGAACCCTCAAGGTGTACTGCCGCTCGCCCGATTGAGTAGAAACAGCTTTAACTTGCCGCTTCAGGCCATTGAGTTCCAGCCAGACGTCTTTACCCGTCAAGTCAATGCCAAAGGGCAAATGCTCACGCTCAAAATACACTGTCCGGTAGGTCTGGGTATCCGTGGCCCAAAGGGCAGCCTCGGTAGCGCGCTCCATCACTCCTGTGACGTTGTAGGACTGCTGGCCGCCCTCCCACTGGTGGGTGGTGTTGTTCATTACCCGCTTGCCGCCAACATGCAAAACGAAGTCGCTGCGGTAATCGCCCTCGTGGTCAATGCGCAGGGCAAAGAAGCCAGAGTCGGCGAAGGTATCGAGCACGCGGTACTGGACGTTGTGCATGGTTATGAAGTCCCACTCCTGCGGCTGGATGTTCAGCGGCAGGTAGGCGTTGTAGCGCTCGATCCGCAGATCGGTGGTTTCGACTTCATCGGTACTGCTGAGGAACTCGGTGTCCATGAAGCATTTTGCGAAGACCGTGTCGACTAGCCAGCCCGGGTTCTCCGGTGGGCCTTGCACGACCTTGCGAGTGATAGTGGCCAATCCTGAGCTGCCGCCGGGTAGATCCGTGACAAGCTGCAGAATGGTCAGGCCGAGGTATTCCTTGCCATGCCTGGCATCCTTCCGGGTGGTGCCGAGGATGTACACGTCCTTGGTGCCGGGGTGGCGGAAGGTCAGGCTTTCCGGAAACACCACGTTGCTGTCTGTGAACAGCATGCGGCGCCGGGTCGGCTTGTTGAAGTTGCTGAGGAAGCGATCGGTCAGATCAATGCGCCCGATGAATGCGCCAGGCACCCAGGTCTCCGTCAGCGGATCCCAGGCTTCCATCGGCTCATCGGCGTACTTGAGAGCGATCTTCTTCAGTTTCATCCTGTAGTCTCAGCGCGCGGGGTAGTGATCGGATCACGAGTTGGGATGACCCGCGAGAACACGGTAAACGGCATAGACGCTTCTGGAACCAATTGCAGATCCTCGAGCAAGTCAGTCAGGTGGCCGTCCGCCGTTTCCAGCAGACGATCTGACATCCAAAGCCAGCCGTCCTTGTCGCTGCGCTGCCCCTCGTTGGAGCCGTCGGTGTCCTTCTTGAGGATGAACACCTGAGCCATCCTGGCCACGACTCCAGCGCAGAAATACTTCGCCATAAGCTTGAGCTTGCGCTTACGGGCCGCCGTGAACTTTACCCCTGTTTCATCGGCGATACCTTCCCACTCACCGGGCAGAGCCTTGTCCAGCGCCGCGCCGAGGTCGTCTTCCAACCCCTGCGCTTCGAGCTTCTCAGCGTCGATGTCCGTGTCATCCACGGTCAGCACTGCTAGGATCTGCACGGTGGTGGTCAGGTCGAAGTAGGGCATTGGTGTTACTCCGAGATGATTTTCAGCAGCTTGGAGTTGACCTGGTTTTGCAGCCAGCCGTCATTCAGCAGGTGCTCTTCGCCTTTGCCCTTGATCCAGGTGCCGGTAGACGGCTGGCGCAGATCAGAGAAGGTCAGGCTTTCAACCAGAACCAGGGTTTTTTCCAGTGGGCGCTTGCCGGCCGCACGAGCAACTTCAGCTTCTTGAGCCAGGCGCTGACGCTCGGATTCAGCGCGCTTGTCCGACTCTTCTTTTTCAAGAGCCAAGCGGGCTTGTTCCTTTTCGTCGCGCTCGGTCTGAGCCTTTTCTTCTTCCAGTTTTTTGTCCGCTTCGATTCTGGCCAAGCGCTCTTCTTCGACGCGCGCGGCTTCGTCTTCACGGTTTTTCTGGTCGAGTTTTTCTTGTGCCAGGCGGTCTTCTTCCGCTTTGGCGTCGGCTACGCGCTGTGCTTCCAGCTCTTCAGCGGTAGGTTCTTTTTCGTTGTCGCCTTTTTTCAGTGCCATGATCGTCAATCTCCAGCTGCGTTCAAAGGGAAGAAAGGCCGCCGGAGCGGCCTTTCAGTTGATGCTTAAGCCGCTTCCAGGCTCAGCACCGACCAGGCTTCGTCGTGCAGACGAGTTGCCATTTCGCCATAGTCGACGCGGAAGCCAGTGGCTTTGCGCATCACGAAGTTTTCGATGGCGTCGTAAGCAGCCGAGATGTTCACGAAACGCTGGATTGCGTAGCGTGGGTCAAGGCCGACCAGCAGACCGGCGCCGAAAACGTCCGCTTTGACCGGGGTCACCAGCGGCTGGGTCAGACCCAGATTCATGCCGCCCCACGGAGTGCCGATCTTCGAGTTGTCGGTGCCGGTGTGCTTCGGCGCCAGGCCGTCGTCAACTGCCAGCGCCGAGTCGATGTCGGTGAAGACACGGGTGATGTTGGCGGTCGACTGGTTCTCGAACAGCCACTTGATGTAGGCCTTCTTGGTGATCACGCCGTCAGTGGTGATGGCAGAGTCGAAGTCGCCAGCTTTGAGGATCTGCAGTGCTTCCATACCCAGGTCAGCATCACCCAGAACCATGGACTTGAACTGCTCGCCGACACGGCGGATCTTGTCACCGCGCGACTGCGCTTCCATGACGATACGGACGATGTCGATGGTGGTTGCAGCCATCGCGTCGTTCGCAATCAGCAGACCGATCGAGTTGGTCGGGATTTTGTACGAACGCTGGCCAGTGGTGATGGAAACCATGGTTTCCGGTTCAGCCAGCTGAGCGATACGACCGCTACGGCTGCCTTCCGGCGCCGAAGTATCGATGATTGGCTGCTGAGCCATCTGGCCGTTGATGTTACGGCTGGTAGCAATGATGCCTTCCCAGATCGACAGGAAGTCCGAGCCGTCGTCGCGCAGGACGTTGGCGTTCATGGTTTCCAGGATCAGCTGAGGGTACAGCAGACGCGCACCGAGGGAGCCGTCGGAGCCGTCAGGACGGCGGAAACCTTCAGCCTGGGTCATACCCGCCAGTTGAGCCATGGTCAACGCCGGGCCGGTGCGGCTCTCGCCGTCCATCATGCCGGCGTTGGTCATCATCTGGTCAATCGGGTCACCCATGGTGACGTCGAAGTCAGCAGCGCGAGTACGAATGTACTGGCGCAGATCCATGCCTTGGGCCGCGGCTTGTTTGTACAGCTCGACGTCGGCCTCCAGGGTCTTCTGGACTTGCTGGCCGTTGACGTTCGCTACATATTTCAATTCGCATTTCATGCTATCGATTCCTTGATAAGAGGCTGAAATCTAAGGCGTTTAGCCTTAGATTCGTTCCAGGAGAACGTCGGTGCCGGCCGAGCCGTTACCGTACAGGCGGATGACCTGGTACTTGTACAGCTCCGGGGTGCCTTTCTTCACCTGGGCCAGGCCCTTGGTGCCGAGGGGCAGCTGAGCGCCAGCCACAACCTGATCCTTGACGACCAGCGGGGTCGCCACGCCGGCGGCCACGGTAGCACGAACACGCAGGCCGGAACCGCCGCGCTTAACACCGCCAACGATGAAGCCACCCGCAGTAGGGCCGCCGTCGATGTTGTCGATGAAGCCTTCCAGCTCATCGCCATCGGCGCAGAGCGAGTAGTTCGACACCGCGCCCATCTTCACGGCTTTGTTGATGTCCTTGTCGGTGTACAGCTGACCAGCAGCAGTGCCGAGTTTGGTGGTGATGACGTTCAGTCGCTCTGGGGACTGAGTCAATTCTGCGTATACGAAGTCGACCATGATGGCTTCCCCTTAGCGTTTCTGTTTGCTGGCGTTGAGTTGAGTGACCTTGCTGCGGAAGTCCGCGGACAACTCAGTTTTCGGTTCTTCCACAGGTTCTGCGGAAGACTGCCGATCCGTTTTGAACAGGCTGGCCATCTTGGTCTGCAGTTCGTTGAACTGCTCCAGGATTTCACCGGCGCTGGCCTTTTCAACCTGCGGGCTGCCAGTGGCCACCTGCAGTTTCTTGATCGCGTGCTGCGCCACCACCAGCAAACTGCCGGTCTGGTTCTTGGCTTCAGTCAGCGCGGTTTCAGCCTTGGCCAGGCGGTCGGTCAGGTCTTCAACCTTGCCTTCCAGCTTGCCGTTTTCTTTCAGAGCGTTGGACAGCGCCTTGGCGTCGAAGCCAGCAGTCTCTACTGGTTCGTCTTGCACGCCGGTGCCTTTTTCCTTGGCTTCTTTGGCCAGGCGCTCAGCTTCAGCGTCGTCCAGTTCCTTCTGCGCAGCAGCTTCCTTGTCGGCAGCCTCCTGCAGCACAGCCATGTCCTTTTCGTACTGCACCAACTCAGCTTTGGTGAGCACGTCTTTTGGAGCCGCGCCCGCTTCAATCTGAGCGAGTTTTGCTTCGGAGATCTTCATCTCGAATTTCCTTCTATCGCCAGTGGTTTGTGCGGACGCGCCGCGGTCGATCAGGTCGTTCAGAGTAGTAATCCTGTCGACCAGCCCATTTTTCACGGCTTTCGCTGCGAAAAAGGTTTTACCGTCAGCCCAGTCCTTGTAGTCGTCGAGACTCAGGGCGCGCTGAACGGAAATGTGGTTGAGGAAGAACGCATTGGTCTCCTTCAGGTTGTCCTGCAGGTACTTCTTGTCGGCTTCACTCAGCTCTTCATACGGGTTGCCAACCGCCTTGAACTCACCCTCCTTGAGGACGGTGAATTTGACGCCGAAGTTTTCTTCGGTGTTGGCGTAGGTGCGCACCACGGCGATCACGCCGATCGAGCCCACTTCAGCCATCTTGCTGGCAGTGACCTGGTTGGCGCTGGACATGATCCAGTAGCTAGCCGAGAACGATGCACTGTCGGTGTGCGCTCGGAAGTTCATCCCTTCGCCCTGCAGCCGATCCATGTACTCGGTCACGGTGTTCAGCCCGCTGACCGCGCCACCGCCGCTGTTGTGATCCAGCACGACGTCGGTGTAGCCGCCTTCCGAAAGGATCGCCAGAGCGTCGTTGATCGCCTCGTAGCTGGTGACCTCGCCCGGGAACCAGCGGTGGTAGCGGCGGTACGACGGCACCAGCGAACCATGAATTTTCAGTACCGGAGTTTCACCTACTTTTTCCAGAAGATACAAGCCCTTGCGGGTGATATCTACCAAATACTGGGCAGATCTCTTCAGGATCATCGTCATACGGGTAGCTGGAGTAGGCCTCCTTGTCGAAGGTGTACTTCAGCTCGAAGCTGCTGAACTTGTTGAAGGCCTTCTCAGTGCCCAGCCAAATTTCAACGGTCATGCCAGGCCCCTTATTGATCTGCACCGCCGGTCTGAGCCGGGGTGTCTGGCGCCAGTGCCGCGCCGGTGGAAGATGTGCGATCGGTTGCGGTCGCGTCGGAGCCGCTCTTGGTATAGAACTGCGTGCCAGCCAGCAGCGCTTTAAGGCCTTGCGGGCGGATCCCGAGTTCCCAGCATGCGTGGGCCTCGTTGATCACACCCCAGCTCAGCAGTTCCAGCACGCGCTTCTGGCGGGTGCCAAGATAGGCTTCCAGCTCAATGTCTGGACGCAGGTTGATCGGGTTGAATTCGAACGCGACGTAGCCGTCAATCCCTTGGAGTCGGCAGGCGAGAGTCAGCGCCCGGGACATCACCTCTTCAGCCGGCGGGCGGGTGCCCTGCACGACCTGCAGGTAGATCAAGGTCTCGGCGTTCGACAGGCCTTGGCCGCCCGATGCGCGAAGCCCCGATACCGAGGCCGGGGTCTTCAGCGATGCGCCGAGCATGTTGCCGAGGGTGGTCAGCATCGAGCTGTAGTCGGCCTTGTTGCCGCCGGTGTCCTTCACGTCGTATACGACGCTGTCGTAGGTCACCACCGAATCTTCCGGCTCAAGACCTGCCAGCGCATCCATCACTTCCTGCCGCACCTGGTCGAACAACGCGCCCATTTTCTTCGGGTCGTTGCGGGTCTTCTCATCCGCCGCCTTGCTGATTTTTTCGCTGATGATGGTCGCGATCAGTCGGCTGTGCCCGGTGCGGTTCAGCGCCCGGTGCATGTCTTCGATGAATCCGTTGAAGTTGATGACCTGCGACAGGCCCGGGCGCAGCAAGCTGACCGAGTAGGCCTCGTCGGGATTGCGGTTGTGCTCGGCGACGAACACCGTCGGGATGTTCAGCTTGATGTCGCCGCCGTCCTGAGTTGGGTAGCGCCCTCCCTGGCCATCCGCCTCCCACTGCACCGTCCCGTACCCGATGGGCACCAGACGCTCCGCGCCGAACTCCTTGTCCAGCACCAGCTCAAGGCCACAACCCCCTGTTGTGACGACGTCCATTTGAATACTCGACAACAGCGATTGCATTCCTGGCTTGTCGTTGTAGCCCTTGCTGTAGTCATGCAGTGTCGAGAATCGATCCATGATCGTGTAGGCCACGCCCATGACTTCCGTGGACATCATGCCCGTGGCGTCATAGCCGGCAAGTCGGTAACCGGCACCCACGGAGATCGCCGCCATCGAGTTCGCCGCCGAGCTGAACATGCCGTCTTCACGGATGAGCAAGCGGATGATTTCGTTGACGTCGGTGCGGGAGCTGATGTTGTTGATCGCGTTCTGGTTGAACGTCTTCAACGTGTTCTGGATGGAGTCGCCCTTTTTCAGCTCGGAGCCGGGGCGTTTGGCGAGGGCGGCACCAGCGAGATTCCGGGTCGGCAAGATAACGTCGGCACCCGTCGCGGCGTACCTCGATCCTTTGCTTCCCGGTGTCTGCTTGGTAGCCATGCCGTATCGTCTTCCCTAGAGATGGCGCGAGTTTAGTTGGCCAATGGCCTGAATTACAAGGGTTCTTTGCACGGCCCTTGAGAATCTACTTTAAGGGCTGTGGGATAACCCGCTAAACAGCGGGTTATCTGCGTCTACCAGCAAACCCGAACATCCCGACAAGAATAGGGCTTGGCTCGACATGCTCAGTCTTTTCCTTCACCGCGCTGCCCATCCGCACCGCAGCAGTGCCTGGCAGCACGCCGACCACGCTGTGATCCTCGAACTGCTCGCAGGCGATCGCCGCGATGTTCGCGTAGTTCAGCGCGTGCACCCAGTGATCCTGCTTGTCGGTCTTGATGAATTTCTCGGTGATGTTGCCGTCAATCCCGCGCTCGCGCACTTTCTTGGTGGTCTCCAGGTGCTTGAACAGCTCGATCTTCAAGTCATCCCGGTGCGGGTAGTGGCATTCCCCGGAGTTGTGCTGGTTCAGCAGCAGGGTCAGGGTCTTCGTCCGGTCAGCGTTGATCACCTCGCCCTCGGTCTTCTCGACGATGGGCAGGAAGCCTTGCAGGTTGCTGACGTAGACCACGGCCTGAATGCCGCTGCGCGCCATCACCAGCATGTTCACCAGCGTGATGTCGGGGCCGGCGTCGATGCACAGCTTGCGCATGTTGAAAAAGTCGTAGCGCTCAAGCACCTTTTCGAAGGCCGGGTCGCTCTTGGTGTTGGCGATCTTCTCCATCCACACCACATGCCAACCGCCAGGCACTTTCACCTTCACCACAAAGTGCAGGATCTTGCCGACGTCCATCCCGCCGACGGTGCCGCACGGGATGATGCACTGGTTGAAGATCCACAGGTCAACGTCACAGGTCTTGGCCCGGTGCTCGTTGGTGACGATGAAGCTGTTCTCGGCGTCGGAGAACGGCAGCCCCAGTACGAAGTTGAAGAAGTCGGACTTGAGCGGGTAGGCCTCGAACTGCGCGAAGATGTTCGGCGGCGTGTTGTACTTGGGCACGTCCCACGGGTTGACCTGGTAGCTGTGGTTCCAGTTGTCAGGCTTCTTCGCCACCCACTGGCGCCGCGCCGGGTTCACCAGCGATGGCCACAGATCCTTGTGACAGGATGGGCAGCGCATCCATGCCGACTGGATGTCAATTCGCTCATCGTCGAGATTGTCCCGGCCGAACTCCAGCAGCGACTTGTCCCAGCCGGGCAGGATCATGTCCTCTAGGAAGGTTGGGTTGACCCAAGTCTCGCAGTGCTCGCACTTGCACATGTAGTAGCGCTGATCGCCGGCCTGGAAGCCCACGTCGATACCGAAGCCGTCCACTGTCGGTGTCGAGAACCGGTAGCGGTAGCCTCGGTTGCCCTGCTCATCGACGGTCTTGGCGTGACGGATACGGGAGTTCAGCTTGCCGAGGACTACCTCGTTGGAGAAGTCGGTTTCGTCGGAGATGATCATCTCGGCCGGTACGGAAATCGCCGAGTTGGCGCCGTAGGTGCCGATGATGTAGAGGAAATTGCGGCCGATCTTTTTCATGCCCGCGGCGTCGGAGCCGGCCTTCACCAGCCCCGAGTAGAACTCGCTCTGCTCCACCGCGCCATCGATCCGGTCTTTGGAGAACTTGCCGGCCATCTCCTTGGTCGGCTGGCTGAACATCACCCGGATGTTCTTCATCACCGCGAGGATCGCCAGGGTCTTCTGCACCATCATCTCGGTCAGCCCGACCTGCGAGCACTTGCGCACGTCGATGCGCTGCGAAGTATCGCGCACGATCTCGATCTGGAATTCGTGGTCGTCGAAGGAGAAAGGCTCTCCCTCGACATACCCGTACTTCAAGATGGTCTGATCCAGTTCCTTCATGCCCTCTTCGCGGCTGAGGGCCATGCGGAACCGTTCTGCTACCGATCCATGGTTGCTCAAGTGTTGCTCCTTACTGTGGTCGGCGCGGTGGCTGGGGATCGCGGATGCCGGATAGGTTAGCGCGTCGAGGCAGCTCCAGCTGAGGGTGGCGGAAGGAATGCCCCGGGTACGGCCGCGGCGCCGAGATCTCACTTATGGCCTTTCGCAAATCCTCAAAGCTGACGTCTGGCAGCTCCCCATCGGGAGTGTTGCACACCGCGTAAGGCGTGCCGTCGTACTGCGCATCAGTCGCGCGCACCTGCTCCGACGGCACCTCGCCGAACCGACCTTCCGCCTTCCGATTGAAGTACCCACCAGAGGCAAAACCACGTCGAATTTCTTCGGGTAACTTTCTGTTTTCCATGAAGATTTTGACAATATCTTCCTGCTCTGGAGTCAGTGGTTTCTCGACAGTAGAGCCGTACCATGGGTTCTTCAGTTTGAACAGTTCGTGGCTGGTAATGGTGGCGTGGTCGAGCGCGGCCTTCTCCAGCCGCTCAACCTGGTCTTCCAGCTTTGCCAGACGCTCAACCAGAGCGCAGTGATCAGACCACATCGCAAAAGGGTTCCACCGCAGGCTTTTCATTTCGCTTCCCTCACGGCCTTGCGTTCTTCTTCCTCGAGGAGCAGAAGCACCTCGTCCTGTTTGTCGCGTGGCAGCGACTCGACAACCTTCATCAGGCTCATCTCCAGCCGCTGCACGCGCGCCAGGGTGATGACCTTCGGCAGATCCTTGACCAGCATGCTGATCACCTTCATGGACATATTCAGCGCGTCCTTCACGCCGATGTCCAGACCGTGGTTGTTCTTCGGCGTACCGTCTGGGCTCACCACGCGCGCGCACACCGCGTCGATCAGCGCCAGCTGCTGCTTGAACGTCACCAGCACCGAGGCATCCAGCCCAGCCATCTGCGAGACCAGTGCGCGCTTTGTGCTCGCCGACATGGACTCGATGATGTGCAGCTGGATCTCCTCCGGCAGCATGTCGTATTTCAGCTGGGTGCAGATCAACTCAATGGCGTCGAACGCCTCACGGTCAGCCCACTTCAGCGAAGCCAGGTTGGTCACCTCAATAGGCCTGGCCATCGGCCGATAGTTGTCCGGGTGCGCGCTGTCCGGCGCCATCTCTTCTTCCGGTGCATCCCAGCCTGGATCGCCCGGGCCGACAGTCAGCTGTGGGGGTGTGATTCGAGCAGCCATCAGTAATCAACCTCCACGGCCAGCAGCTTCGACGGGGTGAAGTGCAGCAGCTCGCGGCTCGGGATCACCACCGGCGCGCCCTGGATCGGTTTGCTGTTGATCCGGGCCTTGTGGTGGCGCATCTCGAATCGGCCGAACTCGCGCAGGGTCAGTTTGTCACGGTCGGTGGCGAGCTGGACAATCCCTTGCAGGGTCGCTTCGATGTAGACCTTGGCCTCCGCTTTGGTGATATCGCAGTTGCGAGACACCAGCGTGATCAGGTCTTGGATGTTGGCGTTGGCACTTGGCATGGTCTGGAATCCGTTCGTTGAAGTAGGCGTCGGCGAGGGCTTCTTGCCCCGTTACAGCACACGTTGGCCGTTATCCGTGGGTCTATCGTGGACGAGGTACACTGGGTCACGGGCCGACTTAACTCGGAGATTAGCGGGGTTTTCGGGCAAAAGAAAGCCCCGTGCGATGACGGGGCTTTCTGTACATCGAGTCCGGGCGCCGGTGCCATTTCATCTCCGGCTTGTTGGGCCTAAGCCCTGCGCAATGGCTGACGCTTTCACCCGGAACTGCTGGAAGAGGGTCAAGGATTCGAACCTTGGAATGTCGGGATCAAAACCCGATGCCTTTGGCCAGACTTGGCGAACCCTCTGAAACCTGTTGAGACATCCTTGTCTCACGAAACCGTCCTGCTCACTCGCCGCACCGCCTTGGAGTAGCCCGCAGATTAGCGAGGTTACTTGCAATCGTCAACATCAATTTGGCGATCCGAGATCTGCGAAACGGGGTCAGCGATCTTCGCGTCACAGATCATGGCTGAGGTGATGGTGGCGTGCTTGCGCCCGTACTCGGTCAGCTGGCCATTGGCACCGATCATCGCCGGCTCTTCCACCTTGATCCCGTGCAGCGCCCGCTTCAAGAACATCAGCGCCGTCTCGAAGTGATCGCGCGCCAGGCTGAGGTGGCGCTGGTTGACCTCATCGTAGCCGCCGGACTCGAGCAGCAGCTCGGTGTAAGTCTCTTCCAGCTGGTCGGCCTTGCGCTTGGTGACCTGGAGGAAACGGTACACATCCTCCGGCGGGGTTGGCCCAATCTGGTCGTCTGACAGGCGCACTGACTGTGCCAGATCTCCCCCAAGCGGGGTGTCGGCGATGGCAGCGGCGATCTGCATACCACTGTGTTTCAAGTCTTCCAGGCTTACGCCAAGCCCGGCTGCGTAGGTGCGCCCCTGCGTATCAGTGCCCAGCACTATTCGGCCTACCACCGGCTGCGCGGGCATGTGATCAGTTCTCTGGCTCATTGGTCTTCTTCCGTTTTTCCCGTCCTCGCAGCCAGTACCCGGTGAAGAAACACACGGCGAAGGCGGCAAAGTCGGTGTAGTCGAGGGTGGGCAGCCAGGCGACGATGCCGTAGGCCACGATGAGTATTGCTTCTTGGACATCCATGTAGGGATTTCTCGCTGATTGGCGAGCGGAGGATAGTCCAGAAAGAAAAAGACCTCAAGGAGGACTAATCCTTGAGGTCACGGGGTCGAGCATTCTGTTTGTGTGCCTGCCAAAGCTCACACGGCGCAGATTAGAGGTCAGCCAGGCAGATGTCAATGTAGTAAGCGCGGCCCTGGATCAGGTTGGCGGCGATGTCGCTGCGCACGTTGTAGGTCAGCTGTCCATACGGGGTGTACTTGCCATAGACGCCGTCTTCCTCGGTGGGGTTGGGCGAGTACACCGCGCCGAAGGTGCACCGGGTGAGCGGATCGTCGGCGCTGGTCTCGAGCGGGGTCACGCTGTGCAGGGTCATCTTCAGGCGGGTCGTGGCGTACTTGGCCTGGTCTGGGTCGATGCGCAGGCCGATGCCGCAGGTCACGCCGTTCTCGCTGAGATTGAGGGTGAAGGGCTGGGTCTGCTGGTCGTGGCGATCCACGCAGTCCTGCAGGGTGCCGGTGTCGACGTTGGAGCGCTGGGCTGCGTCCTGCTCGGCTAGTTCGCGGGCCATGGTGTCAACGGCCGGCGGGATGGTGATCGTAGGGTAGAAGGTCATGGTGGTGGTTCCTGTCGTGGAGGATGGGGGTGTAGGTGTGGGTGTGGGTGACACGGCAGGAGGGGCTTACGGGTCTTGCGCCTGCGAGGCTGAAGCATAGGGCCGGAATCTGAAAAAGTAAAAAATTTCCAGCGCTGACCTAGGCGGTGAGGCACGTCTCTCCCGTGCAACAAAATAGGGGGCGGGGTTGGGTCAAACTTTTTTGATTTTTCTACATCTTTTCACTTGATCTTATAGTCTTATACCTCTAGTATTTGAACTGTACCAAGCAACAACGAACACGCTTCACCGGTAGGCCTCTCGCCTGCCACTGGCTCGGCCTCGGCCCTGCCGCCCGCTCTTTAACAATCTGGTTCACCGCTATGCGGATTACGCGACAACACCTGTCAGGCTGACCACAGCCAGGCACGGGGAAGTCTTGCAAACGAGAATGATAATCAGTGTTATCTGTATCCACCTGATTACCAGCACACGCAAGATCATTCCCTTGACTATCTACCGGGCTACCCGCTTCACCATGGGGTAACCGGTAAAACTACTAGACGATGGGATTGTTAGTTATCACTTTAACAATCATGACACCCTGACACGTACAGGGATATCTGAGGATAGATAGTCATTAACCGGTATCAACTAATCGGGCCGACTCACTCGCCTACAGGGCAGTTAGACGTTAGCCAAACGCCATGCACCGAACCTGATAGTTATCACTCTTTAACATTACTAACCGAACTACGCTAACCGAGACGCACGGGATACTAGCGCATTACCTATAACTTGATTCACCTATGCAGTATCACCGACATACACACAACGGTTAGACATACCTGATAACAGGGCAGGCCATAGCCTGCCCTGATAACAGGGCAGGCCATAGCCTGCCCTACGATGAACTAAGCATTTAGAATTTGATAACCCACTAACCCCAGTGATTTAGATCAAGTACCTGTATCGGGTACTTGCCATAACTCACTAGTAATAAGGAATTAGAATCATGGCCCGTAAACAATCTCTGACCCTGACCGTACAAGGCAAACAAGTAAACAACACCATCATCGCCGCCTACGCCAAGCGTGTTGGCTCCCTTGATGATGTCCTCTCTGTCTGGGCTAACGCCGCTACCCTGCAAATCGCGGTACACGGTAATCGCAACTGGATGGACGAACTGTTCAATGTGCCAGTGATGCGCCTTGCTTCTGGCGCCCTGAGCAAGACGGGTAAAGAGGTGTTTAACTACATCGCTGCCCACTGCCCACGGGTTGTATGGAACAAGGAAAACAACACGGTTGGGATGACCAAGTTGCAGAAAGAAAGCATTCTGGCGACTCACTTTATCGCGGTCGGTGCGACCGAAGAAAGTGAAGTGGTCAGCCTGCATCGTAACAAGTTCTACATGGCGCACGGTGACTTTGCGCTGACTCTTTCGGCCTTTAAAAATCTGGTTAAACCAGAAGTTGAAAAGGAAGAGCAGGAAGAGAAAATGACCGCCGCCGCGTTCAACAAACAAGCGGACAAGGCGCTGGCCTGTTTCAAAGCGCAACGTTTTGTCGGCACTGAGGACGAACTACTGGCCGCCATGACGAAAGCCAAAGCGCTGTTTCTGGCGCTGGACGCCCAACTGGTGGAAGCCGAAAAGGCCAAGTTGGCGAAACTGGCCGAAAGCGGGATCGCCGCCACCGCCGCCGACGTGGTCGACGTCGCCAAGGCCGACGAACTGCACAAGTCGGGCCAAGCTGGCAAAGCCCTGCGCGCCGGTGGCAAGGTCGACAAAGCCGCCTAACCTTAACCCCTGCATCACGGCGGGCCAGAAGGCCCGCCGACGCTCACACACGGAGTCACCGCCATGATTGCAGCCGCCCTGATTACCCTTGCTTGCTCCCTTGCCCCTGCTCAGCCGGGAATCGCCCCCCACGACCAATGCGACCGACTGGTTATGCAGCGGTGGGAAGGCCCGACCGCTGAGGAACTTGACGACTGCGTCAACATGGCCGAGTCCCTGACCCTGATGGGCCAGCGTTCCACCTGCGAAGTGCAGCGCGCCGAAGAAGAGCCGGCCGTGGCGATCTACCCGGCGCCCCCAGTGAAAGGCCCGACGCGCGCCCTGAACGGCAAGACGCTGGCCAGCCGCAACGATGCCCCGGCCGAGTTGTCGAACCGCGACCTGTACAACCAGCGCGGCGCCGGGGTGACCCCGCCGAAAGCGCGGTTCATCATGCCGAACCCGATCGTTCCGCTGCCGGTGCGGTTCATGTACTGATTTTCCCGAACTCCGCAGACTGGAGTCCCTTGGCCAGGCACACTCACCCGTGCCTGGCCTTTTTTATTCGCGCGCCAGTGTGGGCGCCGGTTCGTATCGGTGCCGACAAAGGCCGGTTTGAACTAAAAAGGAAGCTGAAATTTTCCTTGCAAGCCACTGATTAGCGAGGATTTTGTAGCAAAAACTGAAGAAGACTGGCGGCCGTCATCCAGACCGTCGAGCCAAGGAGATTGGCAGCCATGTGAATACGACCCCACCGGCAGGTGCCGCCTCATGCGGCGCCGAGCCATTTCTTTTATGTAGATACAGATTCAACTCTTTGTTTTGTAACAACTTTCCTCCCGAATTTCTCGTCGCCAGACCGATTGAGAACGGCGCTGTGGGTGTATCCACTAGCGGCGCCACCCTACCCCTGAGCATTAAGGAATTAGCCCCATGTCGATCATGTCCAAACTCGCCGTTTCGATTCAGGATCGCGGTATCGACCTCAGCGCCGACCTCGACCTGCCCCAGTCATTGACCAACATCTACGCTTGCAGCGTGTACCGCTTCGACGGTGGTCACCCCCTGCACTGCTACATTGCCGCCGCCCACACCGCGGTCGCCGTGGCGAAGCTGGGCAACTGGTGCGTGACCAATCACAACTTCCGGCCACAGCGTTCGACCGCCAAGACCCCGGTGCGCCGGCTGAAGATGGCCGACCTCATTGAGTGCCCCGGTGCCTATGACGCGGCGCTTCAGCTCGCCAAGGAGAACCACGAAAGCGACGTGGTGACTGCCCTGCGCAAGCTGCCGCTGTGGATCAGCGAGCAGACCGGCGTGCCGATCCCGGCGCTGAACGTGCAAGAAGCGGATCGCCTGTATCAAACCCTGAGCAGCGAGATTGCCGCGCTGTCGGCCTGACCCTCATTCCACGACCGAGGCCACTTGCAAAGGTGGCCGTGAGTCCAGCCACTAAGGTGCCCATCATGTTCCGGAACACTCACCCGATCGTTCACACCTCGCAAGTCGCCAGCGCTATGTACAAGATCGCCGAGGCCGTCAAAACCCTGCGCCTGACGCGGAGTCAGCTCGACACCATGGTCAAGACCGACATCACCAGCCAGTTCTGCGCCTCCTGCTCCGACGAGGACGTCATCGAGCTGCGCGCCTACACCCAAGGTCTGCGTGACGGGATCGTCTACTCGATCATCAAGGATCACTGCGAGTTCGTGTACTTCCTCGACACCCGCCGTTTCAGCCAGGCAGAGGCAGTGGCGGCCAACATCCCGCAGCATGACGGCGCGATTGCCGGCTACCAGTGGAGCGACACCCACACCGACTTCAGCGACTTCGCCCCGTTGGTGCAACTGTGAACCTCGCAGCGTGGTTGGCCACTCTCGGCCTTGAGCGCCACACAGCGGGCTTCCTTGCCACTGTAGGTGTGTGCTGCGCGCTGGTACTGCTCGGCGTGGCCTGTGTGGCGTGGTGTGAAGGCTGGCGACCGCCCCGCCAGCGCCCCAGCCCGCCGCGAGGCGCCACCCGTCACAAGCCTGGGCAGCCATGAAGGTGTGGCTGTGCTGTTGTTTACCGAAGGGAAACAGAAAGATAAGGGCATTTACATGCAAGGCCCGTGCCAAAACGCCCTTCTATACCTATACCTAATAGGTTATTAGTAGGGGG